ATGGGAACGATCACCCCTCGCCGGCGGGCCGACGGCTCGACAGGATACACCGCCCAGATTCGGCTCAAGCACCAGGGCAAGGTCGTCCACTCCGAAGTGGAGACCTTCAGCAACCGGGCGCTGGCCAAGGAATGGCTGAGCCGCCGCGAGAACGCCCTGCAGGCGCAGAAGGCCCGAGGTGAGCCCGTCGGCCGTCGAATGACCCTGGGCGAGCTCGTGGGCTGGTACGAGGGCCGGGAGCGCCCTGACCAGCCCTGGGGCCGGTCGAAGCGGGCCGACTTGGCCAGGCTGAAGGCCGGCACGCTCAAGGACCGGAAGGTCGAGGACCTGGCACGCCCGGACTTCATAGCCTACGTGGAGGCCCGCCGCGCCGCCGGCGCCGGGCCGGCCACGGCGGCCAACGACATCATTTGGCTGCGCTCGGTGTTCAAGGCGGCTGCAGCAGTCCTGGGAACGCCGGTGCCGATCGCCGCCCTGGATGAGGCAGCCGAGTACTTGCGATCGGCCCGGGTCGTGGCCAAATCCCGCAGCCGCGATCGCCGGGTCACGACCGAAGAAGAGAAGCGGATCCTCGAGCACCTGGCCAAGCGCGATCGCCGCGGCGAGATCCCGATGGTCGACGTCGTCCAGTTCGCCCTGCTGACGTGCCGGCGGCAGGAAGAGATCACGCGCTTGCAGTGGATGGATCTTGCGAAGGGGAGGAGCACCGCCCTGCTGCGCGACGCCAAACACCCACGGCGAAAGCTGGGCAACCACCGCACGTTCCGGGTGCCGGCCGATGCCTGGGCGATCATCGATCGCCAGCCGAAGGTTGTCCTCGAGGACGGCAGCGAGGATCCGCGGATATTCCCGTTCAACCCGAAGTCGATCGGCGCGGCGTTCACCAGGTGCGTGCAGTTCCTGGGGATCGGCGACCTGCACTTCCACGACCTGCGGCACGAGGCCACGAGCCGGCTGTTTGAAAGGGGCTACTCAATTCAGGAAGTGGCGCAGTTCTCGCTGCACGAATCGTGGACGACTCTCAAGCGGTATACGCACCTAAGGCCTGAAGACGTCCCGGAGCGCTGATCGGCGACGGCCTAACATCAAGCTGGAACTGCCGCCGCCCCGGACACGTAGGTCATGCCGTCGTGATTCTCGATGATTTTGACGGCGGCGGTATTGCTGAAAGTGTGAGTGTACGTGTGGTGCAACGACAACACCGCATCCTGAAGCTTCTGGTCGTCCTCGAGCTTTACAACATTGAGGCCTAGGTCGGCCGCCTGCTGGCACGTGATATGGCGGTTGTGGCTTTTCGAGGTCGATTGCTTTCCCAGCAAATCGGCAATTTGCTCGACCTTCTCGTCTTTCAACGGGTCGTCTTTGAGCATGCAGTCGCTTAGTACTTTCCGAAGCAGGCTGTCCGACCAGTCGACCCAATGTTGGCAGCTCGTGATCAAAGTCGGCCAGAACTTGCCCAGAATCGGCTCCCAAAGGCCGATCGCATTCGGGTTGTTCAGTATCTCGTTCCGCGCATTTGCGAACTCTTCTAACAGTCCTTGAGCAGGCATGCCGTTGATCTGCGGGTCAACAGGTCCAATGCTCGACTGCCGACCCATTATGATCTGCCTGCAGGATACGGCCATCAGCGTGCCGCCAGACATTGCAAGCTGCGGAATGATCGCGCGAATGTTCCCGTCGTACAGTGAATGCAGATAGTTAATTAGCGACTCAGTCGCAGCAACATCGCCGCCCGGCGTGTGCAGGATAAGGTCGAGTCCCTTTTCCCGTTTCATGTTGTGCGAGCAAGTCATGAAGCCGGTGAGGTCAGCGTCGTCAATGCCGAAATTAATGTGCTGACTGTTCTGGAGTTGCGGCTTCTGAAGCCATCCGGAGTAGTACGCCAGAGTGTTCCTACCGGTGTGCTTCGACACGCCTTTTAGATACTTGAGTCGAAGATGGTCGAAAGGGCTTTTGTTGTTGGCTTGAAGCTCGCCTAGAATCTCATTCCAGTTCGCCATTCTTTCTCTCGCCCAAGAGGTTTCCGGTGCCGTCAGAGGTCACCGTCCGATACTTCACCTTGGGGGGAGTGGATCCGAAAAAACCATAAGCGGGTGCGCCGACCCAATTGCGACCACCCGAATGATCTCGCCGCTGCACCATCAAGCGGTCGAAGACCTTCTCTGCAATATCACGCTGAGTTGATTTGTCCATGCTCGCTCTCCCCTAGCGGGGGCACTCTAGTGCCCAAATGACACCATAGCAACACGGAAGTTCCCATGAACAGCGGCCATGTCTCAGGGTCGCTGAGACCTCTCCGACGAGTTAGCTACCCGAGTCTCTGGCCGGCGGCACTGTAAGGGTTCCAGCCCACCGAGGTCCGCCCCCTTTCGTGGCTCTGCACCGTGAAGGGGCCGCCGACTGCTAGCTCGAGGCTTGTGTTCCATCGCCAGGCAGGCCAGGCTTGCCGTGCCCGGTCACTGGCAACTGCCGGTGTCGGTGGGCCCAGCCGCGCGTCAATCCACCAACCGGGGCCCGTCCACTCTGTCGTGGCTCACGACCGAGAAGGGACCGCCCACGGCCGCCTCGAGGCTGGTGTGGGATAGCCAGAACGGATTGCCGTCAAGGACCAGGTGGAACAGCTCCCGCGCCACCACCTGCCTGGCTCACCATCGGGATCCGGACGACGGGTCTCCCGGTAGATCCCGTGGGCCACGATCAGCTGCCCCGGTCGGCCGACCAGGTGGAGCTCGAGGCGGTAGCGGGCGACGCAGGGGCGCATGGCAAGGGCGCCGGAAAGACCGCCGCTAACCGCCGATCGAGGGCGTGATCGACCTGGTCACGAACAGATAGAGCCCCGCGGCTGCGGCGATCGTCACGATCAACTTGGCAACCCAGAACGCCTGCGCCTTGGCCTCGCGTGCGGTCAACCGGCCACAACGTTCACACACCTTGTCCCGCTTAAGCTGCATGAAGCCGCAGTGGGCACAGGAAATTGTTCGGCACCTGGGCACGATTCGCTCCTCAACAGCAGGGCCAATCCTCTATCGCCGACGTCTCAATAGTTGAGACTCCACCCGGCACAGCTTGCCCCGCGCTATCGGCCCGGCGGGGAGGTACGGAGGGCTTCCGGACGGCAATAACAGTATTTCGGCAAATGGCGTTGTGCGTCTGTAGGAAAAAAATCATAGGTCGATCAGTCAGAGTCTAGCTTGTTGGCGCGCCAATCGAATTGATCGGGTGAGTGGAATTGAGGCCGCCGAATCCGCTCCAGGTGGTCCAGCCAGAGATCAGTCTCAGGGATCTCTTGATGGTTGTTGATGCTCTCTATGATCGGCGCCACGTCATCGACGATCGACATGAACTTGCTCCGCATCTCGTCATCGATAAAGGGAGCGTCTTGCGCGATCTCGTATAGGCGGGACGGGTAGTCGTTCGCCTTGCTATTGAAGTATGGGTTTCCAATGCGCTCTCTATTGAACAACTGAGCCTGGCGTTCCGCAGCGGACCTCTCCTCCTGCGTCCCCTTCCTCGAAGCACTTCGCGCAGCGGCTAGGATCGCCTTGTCAAAGCGGTCTCCGATTCCGAAAGCGATGTCCAGCACAAGAAAAGAAGACCAGGGGCTTAGTGCATTGCGAACCTCTTCCGCAGGCACTTTCAGGCTGATCAATTGGTGCTTTATCTCCCTAGTCATCTCCCATGACTGGCGCACCGTGGGCCCACCCATTCGACCTACTCGGGCGAAATTGTCGAGCATGCTCTTCGAGAGGATAGCTGCAAAGTTCCGCAGCTTGTCTAGCACTTCGTCTGCCCTTATGAGCGTTTCGTCAATTTGCCTCATTTTCGCCTTGAAGCCGAAGGCACTAAGACTCTCCAAAAGCTCCAGCCTTGCTGCGAAGAACGCAACGATGCAAAGCGATCCACAGGTCGCTGCGAGTGCGGCGTTTCCCCCAATACCATGAACTGTGGCTGCGATTGCCATTGCAGCTGCGAAAAGCAAGACGATGGCATTGCCAAGCGTCCTAATGAATCGGTCCATTTTCAGCCACCCCTTCTTTTTCGCTCCAATTAATTCATCTGCGCTTTTCCGGTTATCGCAGCCATCAAGAACTCACGATGCGGCCCCGCCGGCGATAGGAGTCTCGGATGCCAAGCAACGCACTCTGCGAATTCGTGACGCAGTTCACGAATGGCGAAGGCATCTCTCCTCGATGGACCATCGCAGCAATAATCTGTTAGTTATGCTAACGACGTTAGCAATTGTTTTCTTGCTTAACATCACTAACGCCAGATACCTTCCAACCCAGTATTGAGGCTAACGAGGAATAAATGAAGAAGAGCATAGTTCTCACCGTTGCAATCTTGGCAATCGCGGCAGCCGCCGCCGTTTTCCTACTTCGGGACATGCGCGATCCCACTGACCGCGCATCTCAGATTCCTGCCAAACCAGCCGAAAATGAACTGCCTATCGACGCTCCGAAGGAGCCGTCCGCTCCAGATGAGCCGAGAATCGTCGCGCCGGCCCTTGAAACAAGCAATGATTTTGGATTGCAGGTCGCGGTTGCCATTCCGTTGGCGAATGGTGGCGACGCAAAGGCGGCGGATCTGGTCGCACGTGCCTTTGAGTACTGCAGTTTCTACTCACAATCCTCTGACAAGTTCAAAGCCCACATCGATGCCCTCGCCAGTGCGAGCCCTGATCAGGGCGCCGCACTACGCGCAGTCGGCAGCAAGATCGAGGAACGCTGCGCCGGGGTCAGTCCGGGCGAGCCGATTACAGATGAAGAAATCCGCCGCTGGCAGGCGATCGCGTCGAAAGGCGGCCATCTGCCCGCCCTGATTCGAACTGCTGTCACGGACGTCGACTCGGTTTCAGATGAGGAGAAGGGCCAGCTGTTTCGAGCGGCAGCAAACTCTCGTGAGCCCCAAACAGTGCTTGAGGCGGCGTCTTTGATTAGCTTCGCCGCCGCAGTCGACTATGACGGCCTGCCAGTTGGAGGCGGAGAAATTGATCAGTACGCCTGGGAGATTGCCGCATGCCGACTGGGCGCTCCATGCGCCCGCGGAAGCCTCTTCATGGATCAACTTTGCCTAAGTGGCGGCGGTTGCAATGCAGCCAGTTATGAGGACCTGGTTCGCAACCAGTATATCGCGCAAGGCAGTGATGCCTTGCTTGACCAGAAGGTTCGGGCCGTCTTGGCTCATTTGACCGACTCGAAGAGTCGATAGGAGTGGGAGTGATATATAGAGCAGCACTAGTCATGGTTCTGGCCTTTTTTGGTAGCAGCGCGCAGGCTCAGAACTGCACTACAAGCATTGATTTCGACGGACAGGGCTACCGCGATCACCCGAATCTCGACGGCGTCGGTATGGGAAGCCTCGACGTAGAGCGACGGAACGCCACCTACACGGCTGTCGGTGTCTACAGGACAATCAACGGACCCAACTCCTTGCCAAACCAATCTGTGGTTTGCGTCACCTACGATGACGATTCGACAGAAAAGTTCAAGATAATTTGTCAGGCAGGGACGGCATGCGTCTCCCCCATCGCGGGTACTTTCCGCGCTCCCAGCAATTGGGGGGGTGCGAGCGCGCCGGGCTGGTACAGCTGGGGTGGCGGCGGCTGGGTCTACCGCGGACCGGTGGGCTGCATCCACTGTTTTTGGGGTGAAGTGGGCGACGTAACCCCGGCCCCACCGCCCCCTACGATTCCACAGTGAACAGTTAGTTCAAAAAAAGAAAGGCCCGCACACGCGGGCCTTTCTTTGTTGCCGCCCCGCTCGGACTAAAGGGTTAACTAGAGCAATATGCGCAATAGTAGGAGGACGATCGGGCGGGGTCGGTGGCAAAATTTAGAGGAGTTGAGCCTGCCGGTCATCCCAGCTCTTAATGATCAGCTCGCCGGAGGCATGATCCCGGCCCTCCCGTCCGACCGTGTACCGGATCTGCAGAGGCACTAGGGCGAACCCCTCGAACACCCGCCGGATCTCCGGATGGTCGTTGATCGACAGCACCGCCCTGCCCTGCAGCGATCGCATCAGCTCGGCCATGCGCTCGTACTCGCTGAAGGGAAAGTCGACGCCGTAGCCCTCGGTCTCCCAGTAGGGCGGGTCCAGGTAGTGCAGCGTTGCCGGCCGATCGTAGCGCTGCAGGCAGTCGTGCCACGGCAGGTGCTCGACGATCACGTTGGCCAGGCGCACGTGCGCGGCGCTGAGCTCCTCCTCGATCCGCAGCAGGTTGAGCTTGGGCCCGTTGCCGCTGGCCACGTAGCCGAAGTTCTGGCCAGAAACCTTCCCGCCGAATGCCAGCTTCTGGAGGTAGAAGAACCGGGCGGCCCGCTGGATGTCGGTAAGGGTCTCGGGCCGCTCGAGCTGACACCACTCGAACAGCTGCCTCGAGACCAGCGACCACCGGAACATGCGGACGAATTCTTCCAGGTGGTGTCGCACGCAACGGTAGAGGTTCACCAGCTCGCCGTTGATGTCGTTGAGTACTTCGACTGGCGCCGGCGTCGGCCGCATCAGCAGCGCGGCCGCGCCGCCGGCGAAGGCCTCGACGTAGCACTCGTGGGCCGGGAAGTGGGGATAGAGGTGCTTGAGCAGCCGACGCTTGCCGCCTGGCCAAGGAATGATGGGATTGGGCATGTCTCAACCTTTGCGATCCGGATACTGGAGCCTTGCCCCACCTCCGCGGAGGCGGCAGGGCCTTGGCTTGGATCACGCGGGTTATCGCGTGCGTTCTGGCGGCCGTCGTGGTGTTCCAGCACCGCGGCGGCCGCCCTGTCTTGCGGGGCGGCTAGCCCTTCGTGCCTCGAGTGTCGAGGCCGTAGGTCCGGTTGTCCCGGATCCGGCCATTGCGACCCTTGATGATCAGCTCGTGCGGATCACGGTGCTCGCGCCAGCGCGCCCGGCAATGCCGGGCGGTGGTCGAAAGGGCTGCGGCCTGGCTCAAGTACTCCAGGTGCTTTCGGCCGTTCACCGATGCAAACCAGCGCCCGTTGCGCTTGTGGAAGCTGATGGTCCACCGAACTCTCTTCATCTCGATCTCCGGCCATGTGAGTAGGTCATCCGAGCTATGGGTCTCTCTGCCGTGCGGACATCTGCTGTCAGCTGTCCCAGGCGCTGAAACCCGAGGGAGGGCTGTAGGCCAATTCCGACGCCTTGAATCGCCCCTCGAATTTTCGTCCGTTGTCATAGGCTGCCAAGGCGGGAAAAAGCGTTCCCGCGACGCTTGTGAACGCCTCACCAGTCCCGGCAGCCGGGTTTCCGGAGGCTTGGAAGGTGCCATTCTTGGAAAACCAAATTTTTCCGGCTGTGAAGTCAACGGCCACGCCGATGACCTCGCCCGCCGTCGACCAGCCGGTGCCATAGCTTGCGCCGGAGCCGTTGTGGTACTTGTTCCCGTTTAGCTGATAGAAACCCCAGCTTGTCGAGCTTGAGCCGGGATAATTGGATGTGCCAAGCGCCGAGGTTGCCACGCCGATCATGGTGTCGCCCGCACCAGAACCCACCATCCTTACCTCGAAGTAGTATTTGCCTGAGCTCCGGGCCAAGGTCGCGCGCACAAGGCGGAAGGCCGAGGAACTGGTGCACAACGCTGTCTTGAGAAGACCAATAATCTCGATGTTTGCGTGCTTGTCGGCGGGGTTCCAAAAAACGCCAACGTCAATATCATCGCTAAGCGGCGAGAAGCCAGCTGGCGGCGCATACTTCTGCAAGTTCGCTGCCGGCATAAAGTCGACGACGGTGCCTTGGTCGTACAGGCCGACGCAGGCGAACCAATCGGTCGCCGAAAGGCCGGTGATGACAGTCGTTTGCGCAGTGTTCTCTCGGTAGAAGCGAAGCTCGCCGTCGTCGAGGTTTAGTGCGATGCCGACGGTCACATCGACGGCGTAGGATGAGGCGCTGCGGATGGAGCTGTTGTTGTGGTAAATCAGGCCGTTGATGCCGTTGTATTCGTAGCCGTTGCTGGTGAACCCAGGGTTGTTCGTCAGGCTGCCGGCGGCCTTGAGAATAGCGGCAAACGAGCGGCTATCCACACTACCGGCGACCAAGCGGATCTCCCAATACCATTTGCCAGCAGCCTTGGATTCCGTTGCTCGTATTACGCGATGCGACGAGCCACCTGAATTCTTTGTGACGCGCAGGTCGCCAAGACTCAGAGCGAGGTTGCTGGCCATGTCCGACGGATTCAGGAATATCCCGCCACCTGGTCCAGGGCCCGGTCCCGCCCCTCGAGGTGTAGCCGATCCCAACAAGCCAAGCGGAATCACGGCGCGGCCTCCAGGTTGCCCTCCAGATCCCAGGTGTCGGTGCCCCGCTTTATGAGGGAAGCCTTCGCCCAGCGTTTCCTCAGCTTCAGGGTCTCGGGCGTGCGGATGGTCACGCCGGTGTCGGCCACAACGGTGGTCTGCCCGACGTCGTCTTGCCCCAGGTCGATGCGCGTTCCGACCGGGAAAGCCACGCCGCTGTTCGGCGGCACGGTGCAGGTATTTGCCGAGGCGTTGTTCATGGTTACCAGCTTGAAAGCGTCGGCCAGCACCAACGTGTAACTGGTGCCGGTCTGCACGTTCTCCGGGCTGCGCAAGGCATAGAGCCGAAGGTCCGCCAGGGTCACTTTTCGGCTGCGGTCTCCGGCGCTCTCGCCGGGCTGTTCAAGCTCGGCCAGGTCGGCGTCGGTAAGCGGCGCTGCCGCGTCGAGGTCGCTGATCTTCAGGTCGGCCATGGGTTACTCCAAGAGGCGGCCTTCGCCGCTGTCGATGATGCGGTAATCACCCGAGTCGGTGATCCGGCGGCTAAGAGGGGCGGGGTCGTAGGTGAACTCTGCGGTGGCCGCCTGCCAGGAAACCAGCCCGTCGCGGATCGCTACGACTTCGATGCGGCCAACGCCGATGCCGGACAGCAATTGGGGTGTCGCACTGGTGCCGGTGATTCCGCTCTCGGTGTGCTCGATGTCTTCGTCAAGGTAGTAGGTGACGGTATAGGTCGTTCCTGCTTCGGGACCGATGCTGGCCTCGCTCTCGGAAATGACCTGATCCGCCTGCAGCAGCCGGTCTCGGTGCGCCCAAGTGACGGTGATTTCGCCACGCACGGTTGTCGGATAAGCCCGGTCGGCGCCGATACCGTCGCTGAGCCGCAGCAGGCCTGGCGGGTAGGGTCTTGCGAAACGACCAGCCATTTCCAAGGTCAGCGTCGGCGCCAACTCCAGCTCGAGCAGCTGGCTGGCAGTCCGCGTTCGTACCTTGGCCTCTACGATCTCGCCGTCGCTGTATTCGCGCGTATCGCTGGAGGCGTCACCTTCGTAGAACAGGATGGGCTGGCCAGCCGGGTGGATCTGCGGGACCGTGTCTGCGCAGCCGCGCGCCAGAGTCAGCGTGCCGTCGCCCGGGTTGATCGCTTCGACGCGGCAGACCTCCTGACCCCATAACGCGGCTTCGCCAACGGCGACGGCCTCAAGGCCATTGGCCTGCGTCACGGTGAAGTCGGTGTCGGTCTGGCTGGCGCCCTCGACGACGATCGCCGCGGGGCTCCAATCGCCGCTGCCGCCATCGGCAAATTCCTCACCGCTTGCGCGAGTCCAGAGGTCGTAGTTCACGCCGTTGCCAGGGCGGGCAGCGGCGGTCAGGAGGAAGCCGGCGTCGTCGCTCAGCGCCGCGCGCTCTCCGGCCGTCAAGCGGCCGACCAGATCAATAAAGCTCGCCTCGAACGCCGCCTGGATATCGGGGACAGTGGGCACGGGTGAAGGCGACGTATCCACACCCGGCTCGGCGACCACGTAGGTCGTGCTGGGCAGGCCTGAAACATCCTGAAGGGCACGCACGCTCATCGCGCCTGACCGGCGGACACCGGCGCCGATCTCGCCCAGGACGCACACCATGTCGGCTATACCCCGGCGCGGCGCCTGCAGTCGAAAAATGCGTCCCGCACGCCAGTTGTAAGGCTTGCGGGTCGTGGTCAGGGTAAAGCGCTTGAGCGGGAGGGATTTCTGACGCAAGTCGCGAGCCCCCACACGCAGTGCCAGGCTCTCACTGGGGATCTCCGGGTAAGCGATGGTTTCGGCCATCACGCCGCCGGCGGCCTGAATGGCGCCAAGGGCCTGCAGGGGCGTCGTCGTGCGCTTTTCCTTCTTGATCGGGTCGAACCACTCGATGCCGACCTGGTTAACCGATTCGAGGGGATCCGTCGTTTCCTCGGCGTACTCAAGGATGTCGTCGTCTCCCAGGATGGGCAGGCTTCCCACGTCGTAGTCCCCGCGCACCAGCATGAGGTAGTACTGCCCATTGGTGCGGCTCTGGCTCAGCGTTGCGCCGATGACGTTGCAGATTCGCTGCTGGAATTGCTCGACGGTTTCCGAACCGGCGTCGTATTCCGTGCACAGTCCAAATCCTTCGGCAAACAGACGATCGGCGGCCACAGTGAAGCTGGCCTCGTTGATCAGATCGACCGGCTCACCCTGCATGTCTTGGCTCGTCAGGCTGTCATAAAGAATGTGCGCTGGGTTCATCCCATAGAAGGGAGGGTCCGTGGGGATGTAGCGGTAGCCCGGCAGACGAATTCGCGCCAGCCCTGCTGCGATCTCGGTCTGAAAACGGATTTCATTGACCCGCCCGGGCGCCACACTGACCGGGATGCTCAAGGTGTTAATTAGCACGCCGGCTCTGTAGACGCGCACCGACCAACGATCCTCTGCGGGCAGGTAGTCGCCTTCGAACTTGTAGACAACGCCGAGGTCCAGCGTTCCGTCCGTAAGGGCGATTCCGGTTCCCGAGTCTATTGCCGCGCCCTGCACCCAGAAGGTGGCGCGGCGAATGCCGCCAGGTGCGTAGATGGACTGCCGGCTGAAATTCAAAATGCCCTTGATGACTTGGGAATCGCTGCTGCTGGGCCCCCAGAAGTACATGACCGCGTTGTCGTCGCTGGTCGCTTCCTCCAGCGTCACCTCTGCCGAGAAGCCGACCCACTCGCCGGTGGGTCCGAATCGGCGAATAGTGCGGGCTGCGCCTGCGGCGGCGCCGTCGATCTGGAGCGCCGGTCCCCCCATCGCTGAAACCACGGTGAAGCCAGCCAAGCTGGGGCCACCTTGCGTAGCGTCGTAAGGGTCCAGGCCCGCCGAGAAGGTTTCCGCAAACGATTCGGCGCTGAGTAGGCCTTCTCCACCCATGCCAATCGCGGCCTTCTCCTCATACCAGCAGACATCGCCGTCCCAGCCCTTCAGGATGCGGCGCACCTTGAACGCCGCTGGCTTCGGATAGGGATTGAACGCACCATACCGCCCGTTGTAAATGACGGTGGCCCTGCCCCGGTAGGCCGACTGATCCGGGCCTAGAACGTCCGCCAGCAGCGCGCTGGGCATCTGGTCCTGCGCACCCATCATCACGTGCAGCTGTCCCTTGATGCCGCCTTCGGCCTTTTCTCCTCCCCACAGGTTCTCGGCGTTCACCTCGATCACGCCGTTGGTGGTCTGTTCGCCAGCCCACGCGGTCTTGTCGCCGCCTCGGAACTCGAGCAAGGCGTCCAGCGGGCCGCGGCCGAGACCGAAATGGATCAGCATCGAGTACCAATAGCCGATGGTCGGCTTGCTCTTACTGCCCATGCTCGTCCTCCTGACGGGCGTGCTCGACCAGCTTCAGGGCCATGCCGTCGCCGGTGGCGACCAGCTGCTCGGCGTCGATGCCGTGACGCACGAACTCCGACCAATCCAGACCATGCCGTTGGAACCAGGCCCGTGCACCGCTGGCGCAGAAGCCCCGGCGAGCGGTGAAGCCGGGCACGGATCGCAGGTGGGCGATGGTCACCTTCATTTCTTGCCGCCCTTGGCCTTGATCTTCGTCGTACCGGTCTGCTTGAAGCCCAGGATGATCGAGTCCGGGATCCAGACCTCGCCGTAGATGCGCCGGATGCTCTTGCCGTCTTCGGTCACCGGCACGCTGGCCTTGGCCACCTCGGGATCCTTGGGCTTCGGGCGCATCGCGTAAGACACCAGCGCCGCCACCAGCATGATGGCCAGCTGGATCAGGAAGTTGACCCACGCCCGCACCACTTCGATCTCGCCCTCGGCCGCCGGCGGCGGCGCCTGCAGGCCGACGTAGGTTACGCACGCGACCACCAGCATCACGGCGGCCACCAGCGCGGAGCCGCGCGAGACCAGCTCACGGGTCGGCAGGGCCAACGCGTAGGCGACGTGCAGCCGCGCCTTGGCCAGGCACCAGCGCAGGCTGGGAATGCGACGGGAGAGAGGCAGGCGCGGGGTCATAGCGGCGATCCGTCCATGGGGCTCTTGATGGGCGCGTACACCGCACCGCCGTAGTTCTCTTCGTTCTCGAAAATGTCGCGGCAGGCAGCGAAGTTGTGCGGGCAGCCCCAGTACGCGGTGACCTCCGAGTCTTCCTCGAGCTGATCGGTGCCGTAGTTCAGGATGATCTGGTTGCCGGCGTGGGCCATGATGCTGCGGGTCTCGACCTCGCCGTCCGCACGCACGTACTCGACGAAGCCGCCGGCGAGGCGGCCGCTGGGCAATGCGGCGAACGCATCCGCCTCGAGCGCGATGCCCTCCGCAGCCGTCAGCACGCCCGGCACGGCGAAGTCCGCCTTGTCGAGGTTGCACATGCCGATGCCCTGGGAATACACCGCCAGCGGGCAGCCGCGCTGCCACCGCAGGTTCAGGCCGCGGCTGCCGCCGTTGGACCGGGTGGGCTCGCAGTTGAGCTCCATGACGGTGTCGGTGAAGCGCGCACCGATCACGCGCCCCGTCCACTCCACGACGACCTCGTCGTCGCCGTAGTGCTTGGCCAGCCAGGTCACGAACACCGGGCCGCTCGGCGGGTACGGCCGCCACCAGGACGTGACGCTGGCGTTGATCGGCAGTGTCAGCTTGACCAGGTTCTTCCGGCGCTCGCTGCTGTCGCGGATCTCCGAGCGCGACACGGCCAGCGGCAGGTAGTCCTCGTCGTCGACGGGGATCTCGCGGTCGGCATCGGTGAACCGGGCCACCACGTTGCCGCGGGCCAAGCGCAGCAGCCCGATGGGCCGTCCCATGTTCCGGCTCAGCTCGAGCAGGTTAAAGGTCACGGCGGGTGCCTCCGGCGATGGCGTCAGAGATCGGCACGGACGGCCTCCCAGCGCATCGAGCACAGACCCAGGCCATCGGCGTCGGTCACGTGGTCGATTTCGACCTGGTCGCTCGCCTGCTGCGACAGGGCCATGAAGCTCACGGCACGGATCGCCGCGGCAGGCACCTCGACGCCCAGGGCCGCGTTCAGCGTCAGGACCTCGGTGGCGCCTGCGGTGACTGAGTTGGTGATGCGCCGGCAGTAGACCCCGCCGCCGGCGACCTCGATGCGGATGTCGCGGCGGCCGAGCTGCTGTCGGCCGTAGAGGGAGTAGCCGCACCACTCCACGGTCAGCGACGTCGAGGCCGCGCCGATCGTGGAGACCACCTTCAGGTCGGCGTTCCAGCTGGGCACCCAGAGCTCACCCATGCGCCCACGCAGGCCGTAGGCGAGCGATCGGAACGCGGAGTGCTCCTCCCGCCCGAACAGCTTCCAGGCGTGCGCCTGCGAGCGCTGGGGAAGCCCTGGCAGGTCGAAGGTGGCGATGGTGCCGGTCTCTTCGTCCACGAGCTGCAGGTCGCGCCCGTAGCGGCTGGCCACGGTGCCGTCCATGTCGGGGCGGATGTCCAGCAGCGGCAGGTCGCGGTACGTCGCCGCCGGCATCACGGCCGGCCAGTCGCAGGGCTCGTCCACCCGGAACTGCAGCGGGATCCGGCTGGCGTCGTCGTGCCAGGCGGATTCCTCCGAGGCGTCCGGCAGGAACGCCCGGCGCACGGGCCAGAGCCGGGCGCCGGCGGACCAGGCCGCCTGCAGGCCGTCGGCCAGCGCCAAGCCTTCGGCCTCAACGGCGTTGATCGTGACCAGCTCCCAGACATCCACGGCCGACCACAGCACCGCTTGACCGCCGGCGACGAAATCAAAGCCGGTCGTGCGACAGGGAATGAACTCGCCGTCCATGGCCACGGCTTCAGCCAGCACCTGGCCGTCGTGCCAGATCGGCAGCTGCCAGGGCTGGGCGCCGCGGTCGAAGCGCAGGTTGTCGATCACCCGGCGATCGCGCTTGTCGCCGATCACGTCGAAGGCGAACGACCGCCGCGGCGCGGTACGCAGCTGGCGCTTCGGGCCGATCCCGCTCGTGGGCGCGACCATCGCATCGGTGAGCCAGGCCAGCGTCTCGCGCACGGGCTTGCCCCAGTCGGCGGGAAACGGCCAGATCACCGGCTGGCCAGAGGCGAAGCTCACGACTGCAGGCCCTCCCGCACGGCGCTGCTGTTGTCGAGCACCTTGTTGACCACGGCCTTCTCGAATGCCGGCACTTCAGCCAGGCGCTGGGCGAGCTCGTTGATGTCGAACAGGGTGTAGTTGCGCAGCGTCAGGCTCGGCGCCGGCATGCCACCGCCCACCAGGCCGCCGCTGGCGTAGCTGAACTTGGGCGAGCGCACTGGCGCGGGCGGCAGCGCCCGGGCGAACCGGGCGCGGGGGATCTGGCCCGCGTGCAGGGCGCGCATGTAGTCGAGGCCGTACTTGGCGACCGTCTCCTGCGGCATCACGTACTCGCCACGGTGGACGACGCCGGCGACCTGGTACTTGCCGCCGTAGCCGGTGAAGCCGCCAGCGTCAAAGCCGCCGATCGAGCCGGCCGCGTTCGCAGCCGCTAGCGACTGGGCGGCGAACAGCAGTTGGCCAGCTGCGGTGGCGATCGCGGTCGCACCGGGGATCATAGCGCCGGCGGCTACGCCCAGCTGCGTTGCCGGGGCCGCCAGCGCGGTCGCACCGGTGCTGAGTGTCGAAGATGCGATCTGCAGGCTTGCGGCAGCGGCGGACGTCGCCGCGGCCGCCTGCTGCTCCCCGCCCTGTCCGCCACCACCGAGCATGCCGAGCAAGCCAGACAGCTTCCCGGCCAGCTGCTGCGACCATTCCTGGGCGATGAACTCCGCCACGCCACGCGCCATCGACAGGAAGAACTGCTCGCCGGCCTCGCGCAGGCTGTTGGTCGCAGTCACCAAGCTGACCAGCGAATTGGAGAACGAACTCTCGAAAGTGTTGGCGATGGTCGTTCGCAGCAGGTCCGTGGTGGCCGCCATGGACTGCAGCTCGAGCCGCATGCGCTGGACGTTGGCCAGCGCTTCGGGGTTGCCCAGCGCGATCGCTGCGGCTTCCATTTTTGGCAGCAGCTCGTTGAGCAGCACGGACTGTTCGCGGTAGAGCGCGACGATTTCGCGCTGGGCCCCACCAGCGGTCAGCAGGCCCGCCTGCTGTTGCACCTGGATGGCCTGCTGGCGCCGCTGGATCTCCCCCATCACCTGCTGCCAGGTGGCCTCGAGCTGCTTTAGATCGTTCTCGGCCTGCTTCAGGCCCAGCAACTGGCTGAAGCCGGCAGCCTGGTCAGCGCGGCCGGCATTCAGCGCCTGCTGCTGCAGCTGCGTGATGCGCTGCTGGGCGCGCAGGAACTCGGCGTCCGAGGCCTTTCCCTGCAGGGCGAGGATCTCGAGCTGCGCGTTGGCAAACTCCTTGGCCAGCTCGATCTTGTTGCGCTCGCTGTCGAGCAGCTGCGCGGCGTCGATCAGCTGCTGCTTCACGCCGGCGCTGTAGTCCTTGTAGCCGCCCTTCGTGATCTCGTAGTAGATCCGGGCGCTTTCCGAAACACGGCCGGTCGCTTCGTCCATCAGGTCCAGCATGCCGATCTGGCGCCACAGGTTCTCGATCTCGCGCTTCCCGGCGGCCTCGACGTCCTTGCCCGCCTTGGTGGCCTTCTCCCCCTTCTCTTCGTATTTCTTGATGATCGCGTCGAAGCGGCGCTGGTACGAGCCATCGGTCAGGCGCGGGTCTTCAACGCCACGCGCACGCGCATCAGCCTGGATCGTCTCGAACTCCTCGAGCAGGGCGTTCAGTTCCCTCTGCCGGGCAATCCCCTTGTCTGCCCGGGCCGTCTCGTCGTCCCACCTGGCACGAACTGCGACCGCATCCGATTCCAGCTTGCGGCGCTTGGCTTCCTCCGCGGTCAGCTCCTCCGTGACCGCCTTCTCTTCCCGCAGCACCTCCAGTCTGGCGCGCAGGGCCTCCTCGCTGCGATCGTCGCGGAGCGCGCCGACGACGAGATTGAGCCCGGGAAGCGAATTCTGCAGCGCATTGAACGTCGTGCTCCGCCTGGCGGCGAGCTCGGCTTCGATGCGACGGATCTCCGCGCTGGGATCCGTGCTCCCGATTCCGGCCACCAACAACTTGAACTCGTTGAACGCGCCACTGACCGCCGTGCTAACGGCGAGCCACGTGCGCTCCAGAAGACCGGCCGATTCACGCATCTCTCTGACCCGGTCTTCATGGACGCGAGCCAGTTCACCCAGTGCGACGCGAACCGCGTCTGTCTTGCGGCCCTGGTCCTCGAGGGAACGCACGTGCTCGTACACTTCGGTCGTGAGGAAGTTGTACTGCTCGTTCATCTCCACCAGGAACTTCGTCGGTTCCTTGGCAAGCCGGATGATGTCCTTGGTGGTGTCGTCGATGCTCCGGCCGGTCAGGGTCGCAAGGTTGACCGCAGCCGAAGTTGCGCTGTTGAGCGAATCCCCGGCGATCCTTCCGGACGCCACCAGCGCCTGCAGCGCCTTGTTGGCGTCCGCGAATTGGCCGGTCTCGCTGCCGACGCTGGAGCTGATCTCGACCAGCTGGCCGGCGGTCACGCCCGCCGCCTTGCCGGTGGCGATCAGCGCCCGCTCGAAGGCACGAAACTCCAGGTAGCCCTTCACGGCCGCGACCGTCACCACACCAATGCCAGCAGCCGCGCCAAGCGCCGCAGCACCGACTCCCGAGAGTGCAATCCGTGCCAGCCCTGCCCCGTTGCCGAGCTGCACGATCTGCCGTCCCGCCATGCCCCACTGGCCGCTGGCCGAGTAGGTCAGCAGCTGCGTGAGGTTGCGCTGGACGCCGGCGGTCTCGAGGTTCAAGCCACGCAGCGCCCGCGCCTGGTTGTTGATGCCCTGCACGGAGGCGCGCTGCGCGGCAATGCCAGCCATCGCCTTGTTGTACTGCTCGCGGCTGATGCGGCCTTCGTCGACGGCGCGCTTGAGCTTGACTTCGTCCGACGCCAGGCGCTGCAGCTGCGCACCGGCCCGGTCATATCGGGACAGGGCGCCGTCGATCGACTTCTGCTGACGGTCCGTGCTGGCGGTCAGCTGCTTGTGGCTCTTGTCGAGCTGGCCAAGCGCTTCGTCGTACTCCTCGGCCGTGATCAGGCCCTTGGACATGGCCGCGTCGAGCCGGGCCTCGGTGTCCGCCAGGTCATCCCAGGATGCGGCGCCCGACTGCAGACGCTCCTGCAGCTCGCGGATCAGCCCGATCTCGGCGGCGATCGCCTGCTGCGTGAGTCGGCTGGTCTGGGCGTAGGCCTGGCTGCCGGTGCTCTCGCTGGAGGTTCCGACCTTGGCCAGTTCGCTGGAGGCGCCGGCGGCGGCGTCCTCGATCTTTTCGAGGTTGCCCTGGATCTGTTCCAGACCTTTCTGCGCCGAAGCGAACTCGGCGCGCATGCGCATTTCGATCTGGAAGTCGCGGTTGCTCACCTCAATTCTCCCGGAGTTTCTTCATGAACGCGATCGCTTCCTTGCTGCCGGTGAACCCATGCATTACCGCTTCAATGCTGGCCGCCTGACGCTTGTTCTCGGCCCGGACCGCAGCCGCGTACCACAGGTTCAGTTGCCGCTCGGTGCACCGTCCGAGGCGGTCTGCGTCGCCGAATCCGGCGCGGGCGAGGCAGACGAAGACGTCGGACCACTTGACGCTGTCGCCAGCCTTGCCTCCCGCATCGACACCACCGCCTCGCGCACGAAAAAACCCGCGTTCACTCCGAACCAGGTGGACATGAACAGCTCGGCCGAGTTGCCCTTCAGGCCCGCCACCCACTCCGGCTCGACGTCGGCCGACAGCGCCGCCGCCGGGATCACCTGGTCACGGTGAACACCGAACAGCCGGCGCACGCGGTCGTAGCGCAGGTCTTTGCCGATGGTCTTCGCCATGTCGTCGATGAACCCCGTCAGCCGGTGCGCGACCTCGAGGCCCTCGAAGAACCCGTACTCGCGGATCCGCACCTGACGGCCGTCGATCGGCAGCTCGATGTCCGGCTGCATGACCGCCAACTCGGCCGCCGCCTCGGAGGCGGCGACCGCGGAAGAGCCGACCGGCTCCTTGCCGGCCGGAGGGAGCTTCCTGGCCATCAGCTTTCGGGCGCCAGGTCCATGTAGCCGAACCCGCCGAACGTCGCATCCAGCGCGGCCTCGGCGTCGTAGAGCGCCGTGCCCTCGAGGGTGATCTCGCCGAAGGTATCGTTGAGCAGGGCCAGCTCGCTGATCGGGTTGAACTGCACCCGGTACAGCGCCACCCGCACCGGCTTGCCGGAGATGGTGTCGACGCCGTGCAGGTAGAAGTAGCGCTCCGGCGGCTGTGCACTGAACATCGGCATGCGCGTGAACTGCTCGTGCGTGTAGCTGGCCAGCAGCGGCTGCACGTAGCCCGCCACCGAGTTGATGGCCACGATGCCGCCGGCGGCGTTCTCGAGCGTGTAGTCGTCCGGGTCGACCGTGGCGGCCGGGTCCTCGCTGTCCTTGAGCGAGAGCAGCGTGATGCCGGACGGCTTGCCCAGCACCAGGCGATCGCCGGGCACCAGGCCCGCGGGCAGCGGCTCGTCCACGACGGCGGCGCCGGCGACGTTGTTGGCCGTGGCGAACAGCCCCAGCTGCAGGTTCGCCGGCGTGGCGTAGCGCAGCACCAGGCTCAGGTTGACCGAGGTCGACGTGCGCATGCGTGCCGACTGCAGGCGCTGGCCCGAGAAGGTCTCGGTCCGATCCTCGTTCTCGGTGGCGAAGGCAAGGTTGCAGCTGGTGGCATCACCCACCCAGCGCAGGTTGCCGGGCTTGCCGCCGGCGAGGCGGGTGCCGAGTTCGATCCGGCCCTGGAAGCTGAAGTCTTTCATCGCGATTTCTCCGGTGGTGGGGCGATGGGTCAGGAACCCGGACGGGCCGGGCGTTGGTAGAACGAGGTGAGCAGGCGGTCGATTTCGTCGCCGAGCACGCCGGCGGCAAAGTCAGCCAGGCGTTCCGGGCGGCGGCCCTTGGCCAGCATCTGGGCGACGGTCGCGCCGTAGTGCGTCACCAGCGGCTGGCGACGCTTTCCTTCGTAGCGGCCCTTGGTCATCAAGCGCTTTTCGCCCTCGCGCGAGACGGCTTGGACGTTGCCGCTGAGCAGCCTGGCCATGAACGCGCCCGGGTACAGCGAACGCCGGCCGCGGAAGATGGCGGCGGTGACGCCCTTGCGCGTCTGGCGGGCCCCGAACTGGCTCAGGCCGACGCCGCGCCAGTGGCCGGTCACGCGCACGCGGTCGCGATTGAGGCTGAGGCTCAGGTCTTTGCGAACGCGATCGGCGCGGATGTTGTACTCGGCCTGGATGTCGCGGCGCGCCTGCACGAGCAGGCGCCGCGCCAGCGTCTGGATGGCGCGCTTTTGCAGGAAGGGCAGCTGAGTCGTGATGCCTTTGAGGTTTCGCGAGGCCGCCAGTGCACCCTGCAGCTCGAAGTTGCGGTTGCGGCTCATCGGCGGAACCCTGTCTCGAACATGGACTGGCACGCCATCACCGGCAGACCGTCGGGCTTTTCCAGGAACACGGTCTCGCTGAACTTCATCGGCAGCGCCGCTGCCGGGGGCTTGAACCCGTCGAGGCTGCGTTCGATGTCATCGGCGAGCGCCTCGATGAGCCCGTGCGCGTTGGCCAGCGACACCGGCAGTTGCCCTTCGATGATCACTGTGAGCTCGCGTTCGCTCGGGATCCCGGCGCGGACGATGTTGGCATTCCACAAGGAGAGGAATGGGGCTGTGCACACGCCCTGGCTTTCCTCGACGCGCACGTCGAGGCCGGCGTCGGTGTGGTACCCATTGGCGACCAGCACGGTCTGCAGGCGCGCCTGCAGGCCCAGGAGAATCTGGCGGCTGATGATGGGCTCAGCCATACAGCACCGCCTCGGCGACGTAGCCGTCGTCGCGGATTACCTTCTGAACCGTCCGGGTTTCGGTGCCCACCGTCAGCAGATCGCTGGACCGGGGACGGAACTGCGCCACCCGGAACTTCGCGACCGTGACCTGGCCGACCGACTGGCCGTGGTCGCCAAGCATTTCCTGGCCTTCGTCGATCACGACCAGGACGGGCACGGCCGGGCCGGCGCCGCGCATCACGCTGCCGTCGACACCGAAGGTCTCGAACAGGGCCGAGTGCATGTCGTCAAAGTCGGTCACTGGATGATCACTCCCTGCGCCTCAAGGCGGTCCAGGCAGCGGGTGCACGCGGTGCGCTTCACTTCGCAGCGGCGCAGCTTGCCGCTCAACGCGGCGACGGTGTTGTCGGCCAGGTCGTCCCAAGCATCGGGATCGGCGCGTCACCCTCCCAGCGCACGCCGGTGTCGCCCGTCTTGTCGACACAGGGCTCGTAGCAGAGGTCAGCGCACTGCGCCTGCACCGGCCGCGTCTCGGGCACCTCACGCTGGCAGCCGGTGAGCAGCACCAGCGCCAGGGCGATCAGCAGCAGCCGAATCACGGCGACACCTCACCGGCCAGGCCGCGGTTGACGGCGTCCATGCGACCCTGCCCCGGTGCGCAGCCCAAGGCCAGCGGTGCAGCCGCGGCGGCTTCGCGGTAGACAAACTTGACCGGGCGGGCGCGCTCGGCGATCAGCTCGAGCTCGCCGAGGATCTCGGTGCGCTCGATGTTGCGCTGGCCGGCCAGGGTCTCGTTTATCGCGTGTGCCTTGGCGAGGCCCGCGTTCTCGCGCTGCAGCTGCTCGAGCTTGCTAGTGTTCTTGGCCTCGCCGCTGGCCACGCCGGCGCGGAACAGCTGCAGCGCGTTGCCGCCCAGGCTCAGTGCCAGGGCGAGCCCGAGGCCCGCGAGCAGCTTGGCGCCGACGATCATCGCGCCCGCCTGTCGGCGCCGGGCACCGTGTCGGGGCGGCGGCGATCGCCGCGCAGCAGGTAGCTCAACCACTCCGCGCTGCGGCTGAGGTAGATCAAGGTGACGCCCAGCACCATGGCTAGACTCAGCAGATCCACTGGAAGGCCGGCCAACAGCCGGAACGCATGCATGCCGGCGCCGGCGCCGACGAGCACCAGGCCAAGCGCCCGAACGTGGTGGCGCAGGCAAGTCGCCCAGCACTGGCCGCGCTCGCAGCGCGGCATGTCATTGAGCTCGACCACCACCGCGTAGAGCAGCAGGGCCGAGGCCAGTACCGCAAACGTGATCAGCAGCCAGGTCATGGGTCTTTACCCCCGGGAGACTCGCGGGCGCCCAGCCGGGCGGCCAAAGCACGCACCAGCTCAGGAAGCTTCTCGACGGCGGCGGGCACGGCCCACCGAAGCGTGAAGCCCAGCACCAACGCCAGGGCCGCGGCCGGCGCGTTGCCCAGCCAGCCGAACATCGGCAAGTGCGGGAGCAGCGCGCTGATGCCGGCCGCCAGGAACGCGTTCACCACGGTGGTGACCAGCAGGCGCCGACGCGGAGTGATCGGCTCGCCGTAGGCAATGCCGAGCAGCGCGCCGGTGAGGCCGGCCAGCAGCACGTTGAGCGGCACGCCGATGAAGGCGGTCGTCGAGTCCCAGCTGAGCAAGGCCCCAAGCCAGGCAAGACCGGCCGTGGTCTTGAGCTGAAGCATCTCGTTGGCTGCGTGCCGGTAGGGCATGGTGTTTACTCTCCCGGCCAGCGGTCGGTCTCGCCGATCAACCAGGCGAACGACGACAGGCAGATCAGGATGGCCAGCCCGAGGCTGACCGACAGGGCGGACTGGCTCAGGCAGCCAAGCAGCACCAGCAGGACGCCCATCAGCACCAGCGCGAGAATGGCCTGGCGCGAACGGCGCCAGAGCCGGGCGTAGCCATCGAGCATGCGTTCGAACACGTTCACGCGCTGGCCTCCGGGTTGATTCCACGGGCGCGGCACCAGGCCGCAACGTCGAAGCTGGGGCATTCCTTGAGCCACTCGTCGCGAGTGACCACGCCGTCACGGTTGCGATCCGGACTCAGGTCCCGGTGCCCGCAGATGCGGGTGCCGGGGTACTCCGAACGCAGCCGCACCAGCAGCTGCTCGAGCGCGACCGCCTGCTGGGCCGTGACGGTGTCCCTGGCGCGGCCGTCCGTGCCGACGCCGCCCACCACGCAGATCCCGATCGAGAGCGCGTTGTGGTTGGCCACGTGCGCTCCGGCGACACGGTCCTGACGGCCCTTCTCGACCGTGCCGTTGAGCCGGATCACGTAGTGGTAGCCGATCCCGGCCCAGCCCTTGTCGCGATGCCAGCGGTCAATCTCCGCCCGGCCGATGTCGCGGCCGGGCGGAGTGGCGCTGCAGTGCACGACGAGGGTCTTGATCAGGCGCATGGCGTCAGGGCGTCCGGTCAGCCGCCGGCGGTCAGGGTGGCGTTGCCCGGGGTCAGGATGACCACGCAGCTGGTCTGGCCGTCCGTGCCCGCCTCCGCGGCCACCGCGGCCCCGGTCAGGTCACCCGCCGCCGGGGTGGCCGCCGAGTCGTCGAACGCGCCCACGCCGCTGCCGGCGCTGACGTCGAAGACGAGCTTCTCGCCGACGCCGAAGACGGCGCCCGACACCTTGGGCGCGGTGACCTTGCCGGTGACCTGGCAGGCGCCGGTGGCGCCGGGGGCGATGTCGGCGATCGCGACGGCGAGGATGTGGCCAGCGGCGAAGAGCCGACCGGACGGGATGGTCGTGCCGCCGCCGTTGGTGTAGTTGATGGTGCTGCCGTTGTCGACTGCGTTCTTCATGTCGTTCTCCGAAATGACCGGTCGAAGTGACCAGTTGGAAAGGTGGGGTGAAGCAGGCCCGGATCTGGCGGCGCCCGGACGGGCGCCGCCAGCTCAGGTCACTCCGGCTGCGGCCAGGCCGTCGGCGCGGCGCCGGCGTTCTTGAACAGGCCGCGATGGTCAATCGCCTTGGCGCCGAACACGTGGCGGCACTTGACCTGCAGGCCGTCCACCTCGAAGCCCGCCTTCGACTCGGTAAACACACCCTCGTGGCCTTCGAGGTAGGCGTACTCGATGGTGTCCACGCCCGCCGGATCGGCCGCCAGGAAGTAGGCGGTCTGGCTGGAATCGTGCAGGCGCGGCTCCTCGATCGGCGTCAGCGACGGACCGATGACGTTCTTGTCCTGGGCACGCGCCGCGGCGAAGCCGGCACCGGTGACCTTGAGCGCCGCCTCGTACAGATCCGGCGGCACGATCAGGAAGCGCGGACGGACCGTGATGTAGCGGCCCTCGAGGCCCTTCTGCAGCAGCATCATCTTGCGGGCTTCGGCCAGCGGGCTCGCCACCGCCGGGTCGGGATGCACGGCGTCGATCAGCGCCGCGGCGGTGCCCAGGTTGCCGTGGGCGCCGTCGAACAGGGCGATGTTGTCCGACATCACCGCGTTGGCGGTGAGCACGCCGTAGACGATGTCGCTCTCGAGGTCGCCAGCCGAGGCACCGAACGCCATCGGGATGCTGGTCAGCGCGTTGAGGTCGTCGTTGATGATGGTTTCCCAGGTGATGGCCACGATGCGGCCGTACTTCTGCACCCGGTACTTCTCGGCGCCATCGGTGAAGGTGCCGAACTCGTACTCGGCGCCCTCGAGCACGCGCTTGAGGTTGGGTGCACCGGACAGCTGCACGCGGCTGACTTCCTTGAAGTCGGGCAGCGTGGCCTGGCGGGTCCAGGGAACGAAGGTCCGCGACGTGCCCTCGTAGCCGCGGCGCAGGGTCTTGGTGATCACCGCCTCGAGGATGTTCGGGAAGTCGCTGGTGGACTGCAGGGCCTTGATCGCCACTTCGCCGCGGGACATGCCACGGGTGCGCTGGCCGGCGCGCTCGACGCAGTCGCGAGCCAGGTCCATGAGCGTGAACCCACGGAACTGCGTCGACCGCTCGTCGTGCTTGAACGCCTGCGGGTCCTTGCGGTTGAGCGTCGCCAGGATCGCGCCTTCGCGATACGTCGCGGTCTCGTCGCGGGTGATCTCGGTGCGGTGGTTGCCGGCGATCGGCGTGGTGTCCTTGCCAAGGAAGTCGAGCAGCTGGGTGCTGGCGGCCTCCGGCGTGGTTTCCTGGTTGTCCTCGCAGGCGGTCTGCAGCGCCTTCAGCGCGGCGCCGTCGAGGTCCTGGCGGGACAGGAACGGGCTGAACTTGGCGCGGATGGCTTCACGGCGGGCCTTGTCGGCCGCCAGGACGGCCTTGGCCTGCGCCTTCTTCTCTTCTTCGGTCATGACGGTTTCTCCGGGGTCGTTACCGGCGGGCGCCGGCGTGGTGTTTCCAGCCGATGCGGCCGGAGTTGCGGGGGCGGGCGCGGTGACGCGCGGCGCGGAAGGGGTAGCAGCAGGCGCCGGGGCCATGCGCAGGGCAGCGGCCACGGCCAGGCCGGCATAGCGGGCGGGGGCGCCGCGGGCGCTGATCCGCTCGAGCAGCTGGCTGGCGAACTGGCGCGCGGACTCGTCGGGCTCGGCGGACTCTTCCTGCGGCTCGGCAACGGCGTCGGCAAAGCCCTCGGCCACCGCTTCATCGCCGGTGTAGTAGTGGTCTTCGCCGTCCTGGAGCAGCGCGAGGATGGCCTCGGTGGTCTTGCCAGACTTCGCCACGTAGGCAGCCGCCATCGACTCGCTGAACTTGTCCAGGATGTCCGCGTACTTCCGCAGCTCCTTGGCGTTGCCCATGATCCCGCCCCAGGGCGCATGGATCATCAGCAGCGACGCCGGCGGCATGGTCACGGTGTCGCCCGCCATGGCGATCAGCGAGGCGGCGGACATCGCGACACCGTCGACGGTGACGGCCTTGGTCGCCGGGTGGCGCTTGAGCGCGTTGTAGATCGCCATGCCATCGGCGACGCTGCCGCCATAGCTGTTGATCCGGACATTGATGGTGGCCACGGAGTCATCGAGGGCGTTGAGCTGCTCTGCCACCGATTGGGCCGTGACCGACTCGCCCCACCAGCTGTCGCCGATGTCGCCGTAGATCATCAGCTCGTAGGCGTCGGCCTGGTTGGCGACCGGCCGCAGGGACATGCACGGATCGATGGCCGGGCGATCACGCGAGGTGCGCGGCGCGCCCATGACGGCGGTGGCGTAGAGGCCTGCGAGCAGGGCGACGTGCAGAGCATGCTTTTTCATCAGTTGTCTCCGGTGCTGACCAGGCGCATGCGCGCAAGGCGCTGGCGCGGAATGCGTTTCGGCGCTTCGTCGGTGTCGTCGTCGTCTTTGGTGACGCTGGCGCTGGCGGACTTGTCGTTGGCGATGTCGCTGTCGAACTTGATGCCAAGCTCGGCGGCCAGTTCACGCTCGCGGGCGATTTCCTCGAACACGTCCTGGAGGCGACCGCCGCGCTCAGCGATGGTCTGCGTGAGCGATTGCACGCCGGTTCGCGCGAGCACGCGGATGCCGTTGGCTTCCTTGAGCGGATCGATCCAGGGCATCTTCGGACCTCGGAACGAGGCCTGCGCGACCGAGTCGCGGCGGATGTGCGCAGGCACGTTGAGTTGGCCCGCGAGGATCGCCGTCTCGACAAAGCGCTCCCAGATCGGCTGGACGAAGCGAGAAACGAAGGTCTGCGTCATCATTCGGTAGCCGTCGTAGGCTTCGACCAGCTCCTGGCGTTGCGCCGAGTAAGTGCCGTCGTAGTCGCCAGTCAGGCTCGAGTGGCTCAGGCCGATGCCGCGGGACACGGCGCGCAGCATGGCGGTGCGGAACTGCTCGAGGATGGTGTTGGGCCGCTTCGGGTCCACCATCTCGATTGACTCGCCCGGGGCGCAGTCGGTGAACAGCGCACCCGCCTCGAGCAGGAAGTCGCGATCGGCCGGCTGGCCATCTTCACCGACCGCCGCCACCCAGCCTTCCATGTTCACATCGCGCTTGATATAGGCGGCAATGCGCGCCGCGATGCGCGCTGCCGTGCGCTCGGACTCTTCGTAGTCCTTGATATCGAGCAGTCGGTCAATGGCGCTGGCGAACAGACTGATGCCGCGCAGGCCGGACAGGCGCCGGCGTACGGCTACGTGCAAGAAACGCTCGGCCGGCACGCGCTTGATGTCCTGGTTGTTGAACCAGGCGCCGGCGCCGGGATGGGTCTTGTGGACGTAGTAGGC